TCCCGTGTAGATCTCGATGGCGATGGCTGTTCCAGCCTGATTCGGCCGAACCGCCCTCAAACCGTGCTGTACAACTGCAGGCGTAGCGGGAGTTGTGGTCGGATCTGCTGCCGCCTCTGTTTGGAGCAGCTTGAGGACGATTTCGAGTAGGTTGCCACGATCGACCGTGAATGCCTTCGTGGGACCTGTCGAAGTGAGGTAATCCGCGGGAGTAGGGAACTGAACCTGGGCTGCGGGGAAAATATCGCTTGCCGATACCTGCCCTTGCACGCAGATCATGTTGATGATGTAGTACGCAAGGTCGCTGGGCGTCTTCACGTTCACAGTCCAGTTGGCAGAACCCGTCAGGGACGCCACCGACTGAATCGCAACTCGTCGATCCAAGATTGAAGTGAATGACCGGCCCGTGATGGTGAGCTTCTGAGGAGAGCCCTTCTTCCGCTCGATCTTGTGTGTCTCCACGATCATGGGAACGTTGGACTCACGAAGAGAAACCACAGTTCCTTCGGGAAGAAGGCTCATGTACTCACTGATCATGCCCGTCTCGAGGACGAAGTCACTGACCGTGTTGAATCGCTCGACCCAAAGGAGGCTGTCCCAATTCTCGATCGTCTTCGCCGGTTGGTACTGGGCGTTGAGAGTCATGAGCTCCATCAGGCAGTCCTCCTCCACATGTAAGTCGCGATAAACGGTGGCATGTTGTTGTGGGCATTGTCGCTACCACGAGTGCCCGTCAGACCCGAAATCGTGTGAGTGTGACCAGAACCCGCGTTGTCTGTGTTGAAATCCGCAGCGGCAGTAGTGTTACCTGAAGCAGCACGAGCTGGGGCGCTACCCGTCGACGTACCTCGCTGAATGCCGTGAGTGTGACTGCTGCCAGTAACCGTGGCAGCCAACGATCCTGGTCCGTGGTCGTGATTCGGCATTTCCGTAGGTGTTAGAACATGAGTCTTCTCACCACCAACATCACCCGGCGTATCCCAGTCTGCATCAGCACTATCTACACCGATGAGCATCCGGCCCTTGACTTGGGTCCAAGTTCCGAAGCCGAATACTGTTGCCGGATTCGTTGGCGAATCGGACATGTAGTATGCCCCGACGGGGTACACCGCCTTGAGAACGTCAGTCAAGAGAAGTGGAGCAGCACCTGTGATCCTAACGATTCCACGCGCAGCCTTTTCGCGATAGGTCATTAGATCCCTCGCCAGGCATCCGTGAATGTGTAGGACGAAAGCACTGCTTTACCATCGCCCACAGCAGTTCCGTAGACCTTTACCGTGTTGATTCCCTTGCTGAGCTGCAACCACTTCGAAGCAGACGTCAGCAATGCCATGATGTCGGTCCCATTTTGACGAATGTACCGAGATCCTTCAACGGTGTTGATGGTGATCACATCGTTGACAGCAAAGTTCCCAGAAGTCTTGGTGAGAGTCATCACCACGCCATTGATGTCGATGTTGATGGACGGTGTAGCAGTCTTGACTGTGATAGTCATGGCCAAACCACGCCGAGCAGTACCGTCATAGGTGATTGGAATCGTAGCCCATCCTGCAGCGTCGCTAGCAGTGACTGGGTTGACCGACAAGAAGAAGGGGTCAACGCAGATCAGGGAGATCTGGGCCTTGGTGTCGCGCTCAAAGAGGGGTGCCGGCATCTTCTCGACGTATCCCACCAGCCTTCGGTCGGGCTTCTTGCTGTCGACAAACCGCATAGGCACCCCGTCAGAGGTAGCAAAGGGCTCGAAGAAGAGCGAGTAGAGCTCTTCGCGAAGGTCGCTGGCCCCCATACCCCCCGTGTAGTCGGGGTTCAGCTTGAGATCGATGACGACGTTGCGTTGCCCCGTCCGGCGACCCTGGTAGTAGCCGCCGGCTCGGGCAAACTCGCCGGTGAAGAGGGTGACATCCGCCGGGTCGAGGCCCGAGATGTTCGTGATGATGTACTGATCCGCCGGATCGACATTCTCGATGTTGAACGTCTTCGGCGTAGCGGCCTCAATGACCACTTGCTGGAGCATCTCGGGCCCCTTCCCTTACTAGGCAGCGTCTGGCGGTTTCGGAGTGACTTTCTCTGCGGCGAACGAGAGCAGGTTGTTCGATTGTCTGTAGATCTCAGCCGTACTAAGCGACTCTGGCGAGTTGTTGTACTGGTTGAACTCCACAGTCGGTCCTGCAGCAGCGGCTGCAACTGCAGCGCTGTACGTGTCCGCGTAATCGTTGAATGCAAGCGCAGCGGCGTCGGTCGGCTGAAGATTCAGCACCTGACCAGATCCTCCTTCGGCCTCGAAATCCAGCGCAGCCTCCATCAAGTCACGAGCCTTACTTGCCTGATCCATTGCGATCTGGGCAAGTTCGTTCGCAGCCTCGACGTCTGAGTACGCCAGTTCCTTAGCCTTCTTGAGGTTCTCCTCGGCCTGCTTCTCCATTGCGTCTGCTTCTTCGCGCTTCCTCTTGGCCTTCTCAGCGGCAGTGAGCTTCTCGAAGTTCTTCTCATCCTTGGCTGCTTGAGCCTGAGCGTCGAATTGCTCCTGGAAACTTTCTGCTGCCGTCTTGCCTGCCTTCTGTTGCCACTCGAGTGCGTCTTCAGACGACTTTCGTGACTGATCCAGCAGTGTGTTGGCGCGTTCAGCATCAGCACGTGCTTCCTTACGCAGCTTCTCTGCCTGCCTGCGGAAATTTGCACGCTGCTTTGCGGTGACGTCCTTTGCTCGGGCTTGCCTTGCAAGAGCGTTGGCCTGCGCACGCGCAGCAACAGCGTCCTGTTCAGCTTCCTTGGAGCCTGCGAGTTGCCTCTTCGCGTCCTCGGACCGGATCTTGGCCTTACCGAGTTCATCAGCGGCTTCCCACCTGCGCTTACGCTCTTGCGCAGCACGCTCCTGCTTGGCCTTCTTCTCAGCAGCGTCAGCAGCCTTGTCGGCCATTTTAGCCTGATGCTGAAGCCGTTTAGCAGCCCGATCGTCGTTACGATTGTCCTTGCCCTTGGTCTTCTTTGCGGCAGCCATCGCAGCCTTCGCGGCGGCAGCCAGACCCTGGGCTTGACCCCGAGCAGCAATCGACTTCTGGTCAAGCTGTTGAATGAACTTGTTCATCATGTCGTCAGCCATCGCGATCTGTCCGGTCATCATGGACGCAACCGCCTGGATTGCCAGAGCAGCGTTGTCCTGAATTCCCTTGGTCAGACCTTGAACGATGAACTTACCGATGTTCATGAAGACGCGTGAAGGTGAGTGCGAATCAAGAATCTTCATCGCCTTGCCGGGCAACGATCCAACCAGGTCTGTGATAGCACCGATAGCGTCATCCAGCATGGAACCGATTCCGTTGATGAGACCTTGTACGATGTCTATACCAACATCCTTCATGGCATCAGCCACGTCGGAGATTCCTCCACCAATAGCCGCACTCCCGCGACGGATAGTGTCGGCAAGGTCATGCAAGAAACCAGCGATAAGATCAACGCCGGCCTCAAGTATCCTGTGATCAGCGGCTCGGATAGCCTCCATGAACTTCACGATCATGTTGGCAGCCGCCATCGCAATATCCCCGATCTTTCTGGAGATACCGTTGATAACTGCTACGATGATGCCCACGCCAGCGGCCGCGATGTCCGCAGCCTTGCTCCTCATGGACGTGAGGAACGCGACGATAAGCTCTCCGGCCTTCTTGACGATTTCCGGCATCTTGTCCTTGATGCCGTCTGCAGCACTGCTAATCCATCCTTGACTAGCGTTCTTGGTGTCCTGCTTCTTGTCGTTCCCAGTGAACTCCTTCTTGACTGCTTCCCACAGCCTCTTGATCCCCTGGATGATCATCGGGACCGCCTTGACGATCGTGTCGATGAGTTGCTCGAGGATCTCGAGGAACGCCTTCTTCATCAAAGGCGCTTCGTGAGCCAGCGTCTGCATGAACACTGCCACAGCAACAGCAGCACCGGTGGCTAGAGCAGCGAATGCCGCCACACCACCAGCAGCCAGCGACATAGCCAAGGCCAACGCTGCTGAGAAGAGGAACAACGCGGCGCCCATCGCTAGGAGAGCGGCCGCGAACACCGCCAACACGACCACCACTGGGCCGAGTGCGTACAGAATTGCCGTGAGACCTGCCAATGCAACCAGCAGAACACCGAGCACGAGAGCGAGCTTGCCTATGGAGGCCCACTCGACATCGTTGAGGTTCTTGAGAGCGAACGACAAATATAGCATCGACGCACCGAGAGCAATGAACATTGCCACACTCATCGGTTGCGCTACCGCCATCAATGCCGCCAATGACAAGGTGAGCAAGAGCAGGACCACTGCTGCCTTGCCGATGGACTCCCACTTGACTAATCCAAAGAGGATCAGGGCGTTCGCGATAGCGAGCATGCCCACAGAGGCACCCAGAAGGGCCAGACCGACCTTGGCGATCCCTTCGTAGGGGATCAGTGCCAGAGCGCCCACAGCCAGCGTGAGACCAAGCAGAGCGGCGCCTGCCTTGCCCATGGATTCCCACTTCACCAAGTTGAACAGCAGAAGGGCGCCTGCCAGAACGATCATCGACCCGGCCATGATGGCGATTGCTGCAGCACCGGAGATCATGTTCTTTGCTGCGCTCGATGCCATAGAACCCATACTCTGCATGAGCTTCATGGTCACGAACATTGTTGCCATGCCCTTGACTATCCCGTCGATGTTGACAGAATCCATGATCTTGAACGCGATCGCGAGCTCCATCATGGCGAACCCGAGGGCCGCCACAGCGATGCTCAAAGCGATCATCTTCATGTTGACGCCCTTACCGTCCAGCTTCTCGATGGTCTTAGCCATCTGGGTCATGCTCAGTGAGAGCAGAACCACGATCCCAGCCATGCCGCCAAGCGCGTTTGCCATCTTGTCTGCAGGAATGGTCGAGAGCAGGAACAGTGAAGCAGCCAGAATGCCTACGGCGATCGCGATGTTGAGGATGAGCTTGGCCTGGGCCTGTTTCTGGAACGAATCCAGAGCACCTCCGGCGGAATGAAGCACGCCGGTAAATGCTGGGCCTATCTCAGCAAAGCTATTCACCATCTCGGCCATCTGATTCAGCGTGTGAATGAACTTGCCGATCTGGATGCCCATTGTCGCAAATATCGCCATGTTGAAAGCTGATGTGATGTCATCAGCGGAGATCCCTGAGATGAAGTCCTTGATCTTCCCGAAGATGGGACCAAGGAAGTCCACTACCGATCCCCATGCGTTCTTGATCCACTCAGCGGCAGACGAAACGCCGCCGGCAGCATCCTTCGCACCGTCTCCAACGCTCTTGAAGGAGTCCTTGGCCGACGACATGGTCGCCGAGTTGAAGATGGTGCTGTTCTTCAGGGAGTCGGAAACCGACTTGAGCCTGCTGACCTGACCCGTGAGTCCGCCAACAGAAGCGGACATGGTCTGTACGCCACCCGAAGCCTTGTCGCCGCCAGTGAGCGACGGCATGGACAACTTGGGCATACTCGGCATGTCGGGCATGTCAGGCATGCTGAAGTCGACCGAACCAAAGGCAGACCTGAGTGAGGCGCCCTTCGAGATGAGATCGTCAACCTTCTTGATCGCATCAGATATGGCATGCGCCAGGTCCTTGAGGAACTTGACGAACCCGCTACTAGACGGCACATCGACGTGGACCATCTCGAGGAGATCCTTGACGAAACTTGCAACCGTTCCGCCCGCCGACTTGATTGCCGAACCGATGATGTGAAGCAACCGGAAGAACGTAGCGATGACCGGAGTAGTGCCCTCGATGACGTCCGCAAACCACTGAAGTGGTCGTGTGATTGCCTCGAAGCCCGCGGACATTGCATAGAGCGTCTTGCCGACACCCTTGTTTCCGCTGGGGAATGCGGCCGCCAGTGCGGCGCCGACGACATGAAAGAGCGCCCCGATCGGAGCCAGAAGATTCTTGAATCCTTGGATAGTCTTCTCGAAACCACCCATAGTGCGCCAGGTCTTCAGTGCCGTGGCGACGAACTTGAAGAACGATCCGGTTACACCAGTTACGGCATTTGCGAAGCCCGTCCAGAATGAGGTTGCCTCATCCAGCCCGCCGATCAATGACGTAAATATCATCGACCAGCCGGAGCCGAGAGACTCCTTGAAGGAGTCCATGAACGCGGTAAACGTTCGGTACTCCATCGCAGAATCCATCGCGGCCTTACCCAGCTTGGTGTGGGTGTCCGTGTACTTCGCCAGAGCAGTGTTGACGACTTCAGTCGTGGCCCACTGGTCCTGGAGGCTGTCTCGCCATCCCTTTCCAGCGGTGACCTGCTTGCCTGCCGTGGTGACCCAGTGGTTGCCTTCCTTGGTCAGCGTTCCTGCGGCCTCACCGGCTGCAATCAGCTGTTCCTTGAACTGCATCGTGCCCATGTTGGCATTGTCGATCTGCTGCCAGTCATTGAGCATCATGAATCCAGTCGACATCGTCTGACTGAACGCATACATTGCACGGTTGGCTTCCTCAGTGGATGCACCCGCGAATGCCGCCGAGTTGGCGATACCCTTGATGGCTGTGACCGACTTGCCCAATGGCACGCCTGCGTTGACGAACTTCTGGATCGAACTCGTCATGTTGCTGAACGAGTAGATCGTCTTGTCCGAGTAATGGTTCAGGTTCGTCAGAACACCTTGGACAACCTTCTCAGATTTGCCCGTAGCGTTCATGATCGTGTTGAGCTTGTTCAGGTTCTCTTCGTACTCATGGAAACCCTGAGCAATCGGCTCGAAAGTGAGACCCTTGATCACGTTGAGGCCGAGAGCGGTCGCCTTAGAGGCGATCGTGCCCAAGGCCGCAACTGTGACGACCTGCATCTTGGACGCGGAAACCTGGACCTGATTCATCTGGTCCGAAAGGTTCATCAGGCCCTTGGTGTTGCCTGCCGAATCAACCGACTTGTTGAGATCCGCGAGTGACTTGGAGGTGTCAGCAGCGCCCTTCATGAATGACGCGTTGTCGAAACGCATCCGTACTACGCGCTCGTCAACAGAGCTCATCGCTGGACCTCCTTCCATACGGTATCGGCGATCTGATCAAATATAGGCCTCATGGCTGGGTTGATGTAGTCGTAGCCCTCGATCCAACCACCGTTTCCGGTGCCGTGACCGTACTGTAGGCCGATAGCAACGTTGAATCCGTTGATCACGTTGGTGTTCTTCCAGTAAATGGACACACCAGTAGCGTCTTCAACGACCTCATAGTTCCACTGAGACGCCGTGAGCCCCGAATCTATCGGGGTAGCAGCGCGAAGAGCTTCCACCCCTCTCTGAGCCAACGACTCGGCGACGGATCGAATGCTTTTGCTGCCCGTGATGCGTTTGAGCCACGCCTCGGTCTGAGATGTGCTCCCTTCCGCACGGATCTCGAGCATGAAACTCCTTCCTAGGAGAGAACTAGCAAGACGATCCCTTCAGGGTGATACTCATTCCCCATGTTAGATGCTGAACAGCCGCGGTATTCAGCGGCTCCACCTGTGAATGGGGCGATGTTGGCTCCACCACCATGACCACCGTCAAATGTCGGGGGTTGTCCGGGTGCTTCGAACGCTGCCGAACTACCCGTCCCACCTGGTTGTGGATCGCCATTGGCGCCAGTGATTTCAATAACATCGCCGGCACCGCCACCGCCACCTTTACCGCCTCCGACGACGGGATATGCACCACCGACTACGTAGGTTCCTGCGGTAGCCGCGGACCATGGCGTGTTACCGCCAGCAGGGTCCTTACCTTGCTGAAGACCGCCTACTCCGCCAGCGCCAAGGCCTGCTGAGTTGCTGCCTCCATCGCCGCCGAAGCCTTGAGTGCTGATGTACTGGCCATTGCTCTGATAATCGGCTCCATGGCCGCCCTTGCCTCCGAAGGCAACATGCTCGTTGAACGATGAGTTTCCACCATCCATGCCGTGACCAGCAAACACGTTGTCGCTCGGTGAATTCGCTCCGTACGCACCCTTATCGCCTACCGCGATGACTGAATCGAGCGGCAAGTCCGCCAGAAGACCAGAGAGTCGAAGTGACCCTCCGCCTCCACCGCCATTGCTACGGCTCTTGTAGTTGCTGAAGCTGCTGAGCGCGTCTCCTGAACGACCACCGCCTCCACCGACGATGAACGCTGCGTAGTTCTTGAATCCCACCATGATCGCGAGGTTCTTGTTGAACTTGGTCCCGCTCTGTGGGGTGTCCCACCGGAATGAAGACTTGACCTGCGTCTTGTCGAGACGCATGAGCATCTTCATCACTTGAAATCAGCACCCATCAGGCCGGCATACCACTGCGCGCCGTCGTAAAGGAACACGACAACGTCGATGGCATTCGGAGCTGGGGTCAGAGTGAGCAGACCCTGAGACTTCTTGAACCCCGTGAGGGTGAGCGTACGACCACCGGTAGCGTCCTGTTGGATCTTCATGGCGAACTGCGTGTTCGCCTTTGGGGACGACGGAAGTGCTGATGTAGAGACCGTCAGGTTGCCGGTTGCGACCAGACGAATCATCGCGTTGACCAGGTTCACGTTGTTGAACTCGGAGAAAGAAACCGCACCAGACACATTGCCCTTGTTGACTGTAGTACCAGCCACATAGTTGGGCACCTGAGCGGCAACTTCGGTCGCGGCAGCGCTCTGAGCCAATGACGCCATGGTGGCTGAGAAGTCTCCAGCGTCAATCTGCTGACCGTTCGATCTTGTGAGGATCAGATGCCCAGCAGCGTTGATTGATCCGGAAACGACGGACATTCCCAGGATCTCGTCGGCCTTAGCCGCGGTAATGCCAGTAACTGTGGCCATTGGATTCCTTCCTAGCCGACTGCGACTGTGGTGTTACCA